ATTTCAAAAGATCCTATTATTGCTTATCGGCACTTTTATCGAACATCCAAGAAAGAACGAGGACTTATTCATTATACGACAAGACATACTCCTCATTGGCTTTAATACAGCATCGGCTTTAGGAAGTCTTTACAATAAATGGTGCGGGTGCTTTTGGCATTGTTGGTTGGGGAAGTGCATTTGATTTATCCATTCCAGGAACGCCCTTGTATTTTTTCCCGACAGGAATGGAAGATGGTGTATTTTTCATTTGATAGGTAGGAAGTTCAATCTCCCTTCGGAAAATAGCATAAAATAGCAAACCGATAAAGAGGCAGGTGGCAAGATAGACAAACAAGAACGCGATAGAGCTACTCATTCTATTAGAGATTCATATGATTATCTTCTTCCGCTACCAGCACGACCTCCACCAGCACGACCTCCACCAGCACCTCCACCAAAACCGCCACGTGGTGCACTGCGATTCGCGCTTCTATTTACACCTCCCCACGGGCGTTCATGACCTCCACGACGATAGATCGGACGGCGCATATGGCCGCCATAACCGCCACTGCTGCCACCAGACCACCATCCAGTCCAGTAAGGCCATCTATTATATGAACTAACAGACCAAGGCCACCAGGATGTTTCAGGGTAATCAATCGATGTTGCTACAGGGTAAATAACCACAGGTGGTTGTTGGGAACGAAATAAATATAGAATAATGAATACGATAGCACCACCGTATAATATAGTAAAAAAGATAGTAGATAGACTCATATCGCTCTACTATAGTTCTTTTTTTCAAATGATACGTCTTATTATGAATTCCACCAACCTATATCAGATATCGTAGTTTGAGGAATGGATTCATCGTCATAAATAGATGTAATCGTTGTTGTTGGATACGTAATGTCGCCATTCCATGCGCCAATGGGAACACTTGTAGGGCCTGAACCACCACTGCGCATTCCACCTGATGGACTTGCACCACCACTTGCATTCGCAGTAGGCTCGTAGCCTTTTCCTGATTGAGGCCAAAAATCGCCCTGACCATATTTGGTAGGGTCAAGCTTTAGTGTTCCAGCTTCAGTATATCCCCATGCAGGGGACAATTTATGAGGCTCATTTGGAAATAATGTTTGTGTAACAGGTGAATTATATAAAATGGAGACACCTGGTGTATATTCAACAGAATATAACATACGAACGACAAGATAAATAATCACAATGACACTTGCTCCGTAGATACATGTCATAAAAAGAGGCGACATTGATCCTATTCTATTGTAGACTTCTGAAGTTTATTGTTTCCTAAGTTCTTTATCAATATGATGTAAAATTTCAGTTTGTACATTTTTAGGGAATTCATTGAACATTGAGAATTTACGATGTGCAATAGATGTAAGACGAGAAACATAAGAAGTTGCTACCGTAGTAGCATTTGCAGGTGAAACATTCTTAGGTGAAGATGCGGGTGAAGTAATCAATGAAACAGTTACTGACGTAGTTATTGAAGATTTTGGTGAAGATTTTGGTGTTTTTATCGTATAAGGACCAATACCATCCGAATTTGGATAGATATATAAAGGCAGCGGTGATTTTGTAGAAGAAAAAGAAGATACAGTTATCTTTTCTCTTGATTCAGCGCATCCCATTACTATCATATATCGCAAATGTCATTTAAGTTAGAAGTCGGCATCCAAAGCAAAACTCATACTCTCTTGTTTTTGGCCAACGCCTGATTTTCTAATATATCAGTATAATCGTATTTAATTTTATAAAGAATTTATTGCACATCGAATATTATTAAGATATTCGATTTGAAACTAAATGGAACATATAAATTTGATTCAGTCACAAAATAACTTGATTGCAAATGACTGAAGATATTACTGGACGTATCTACTTGATTAGAAGTGATTTACATCCTGAATTATTACCTTACTATGGTAGTACAATACAGACATTAAAACAGCGATGGGGTAGACACAAGAGCAAATCAAATAATACAGCATCAAAAGATTTGATGGGATACTCAGATGTTCGCATTGAACTTATCGAAGAGTTAGTATGTGAATCTATCGCTATACTTCGTAAAAAAGAGCAGTGGTATATAGAAAATAATGAATGTTGTAATAAATTGTCAGCATGTAAGCCAACTGGATATCGTGAATTTGCCTCTGCTAAAAAAAAAGAATATTATGAGATGAATAAAGATTTGATCTCAGCTCGGTTAAAGCTCCATCGAGAAGCTAACAGAGATGATGTCTTAGCTCGCCATAAGGCATATCGAGAAGCTAATAGAGATGCTATATTAGCTAAAAAAAAGGCACACTATGAAGCGAACAAAGATGCAATCACAGTTCAAAACAAAGCCTATTATGACAAGAATAGAGAGGCTCTTATTGCCTATCAAAAGGCATATCAAGAATCTAACAAAGAAGCTATCTCAACTAAAAAGAAAAAATACTATGAATCTAATAAAGAGGCCATCTTAGCTTACAGTATTTCACAAGAATAAGTTATAGATTAAAAGTCGGCATCTAGGGCAAAGCTCATTTCTTCCATAGTTTTACCGACGCCTGATTTTGCATAGGTTGTCACTCGACCCTCAAAGAAATTTGTTTTAGATGTTAGCGAAATACGCTCCATAAAATCAAACGGATTGGTTGTATTATAAATCTTACCATATCCAAGTTGCGATGATAGACGGTCTGCAACAAATTCAATGTATTGTGCCATCAACTTATCATTCATTCCCACTAAATGACAAGGAAGTGATTCTGTAATAAATTGTTTCTCAATCTTCACCGCTTCGCGGATGATTTTATGTACTTTCGTTTTTGATACTTTTCTCTCAATTTCCTCATACAGTGCACATGCAAATGTAGTATGTAGACCTTCATCACGTGCAATGAATTCATTGGAGGTTGTGAGGCCTGGCATGATACCGCGCTCTTTTAACCAATAGATTGCACAGAAAGAGCCGCTAAAGAAGATTCCCTCTACCACCGCAAACGCAATCAACCGAGTGGCAAAATTCTCTGAAGTCGATTCAATCCATCGTTGGGCCCATTGTGCCTTTAGTGCAACACACGGAATGGTTTGAGTCGCATGAAACAGGTCTAATTTCTCCTGTTTATCTTCAATGTAGGTATCGATTAGAAGAGAATACGTTTCGGAATGAATGGCTTCCATCATGAGCTGAACGGAATAGAATTGACGCGCTTCAGGAATCTGAACTTCATTCATGAAACGAGCAGCGATGTTTTCTTGGATAATTCCATCAGATCCTGCAAAGAATCCAAGAATATTTTTAATAAAGTATTGTTCATTGTTACTTAGCTTTACCCAGTCTTTTCTATCACGATCAAGCGTAACTTCTTCGGGTGTCCAAAAAACGCTTACATGATTTTTATATTGCTGAAAGAGTTTTGGTTTCATAATAGGAAAGAGTGTGAATCGGTTTGGATTTTCCCGTAGAATCGGCTCTACAAAATCATCTTGTTCCTCCTTGAGAGGCTCGATGACATCTACATTGCTTCGCAGCGCTCGCAATAATGGAGAATTAAACGCACATCGTGGTTTGCTTGGAGGTACAATGGGGAGATCCATGCCGAACACAATATTAAAACCGGAGAAAGAAGTATTGTCCATTATACCAATTTTATATCAGGTCTCTTCATCAAATTTTAAGATTCACGTGTTAATACATTACAATTGGTTTTGAAAGCTCATAAATGTTTGATAAGAATCGTAAAGGGTACGCGCTTTTTCGCAAACAGGATATGTCTTCTGAAAATGTAATAGTGTAGGCAAATAGGTATGAAGAGTAGAGGAGAATTCAGTAGAAGATAGAATTGGCTCTAAGGATGGTAAATTAGAAATAGCAATTAAATCAATGGAAGGACAGCATAGAAGAGGGGTAACGGGATTTTCTTTTGTTGTATACGTTTCATAAATGGGTAATAAATTGCGAGGATTACCTACATCACAACTAATATCACAAATGACAGATAAACAGGAAGGGTCATACAAATCATGTGGTTTATTAAATAATGACAATACATGTAAATCTTCAGGTAATAAAAAGGGTGGATAGGTATGTTTAGTTAGACTAATCGCATGAATGAGAATATTATGATGTAATATAACATCTTTCGATTTTACATCGGCAGATGTCCAAATGGTACATTTGATATCGAATTGATCCAGAATTTCCTTACAGCGTTTTCCTACTGTTCCATACCCAATAAGAAGGACAGATGGTTTATGATGAGCAGAGAATTGCTTCAATTGTGTTATGTAGTTCTCTTCATCAAATGGAGGAATAATAGTAGGAATAGAAGAGCGTTGAAGACGAGTATAGTATGTCATAAGTGCCAGATAGCATCCAATCTTACCAGATTGTCTACAGAATGAAATAACACGTTTCTTTTCAACATTCATCATATATTCATAATCAATAAAGACAGACTGTCCTAGACGGGCAAGAGAGAGGGAACTGTCAAATTGTTCTTTAAAACAATGTGCGAAATGCATATGGGTTTGATGTGATAATGCCGCGCCATTTATTTCTTTTAATCCAATGACATATGAATTGCGTGATGTTTTCCAATAATCACGAGGGACAATTCTTGCTCCATTTTTATAATATTCATTGTCAGTAAAGCATCGTGTCGGCGACGATTCAACCATTACCTGAAAAGTGGGGGAAAGATGAGAGATATGATCAGGAATAATGGTTGCTCTGGATTCTAATGGATTGACTTCTGCACGCAGAATAAGTTCAGGTTTTCCATATAGATCGTTGTGTAGTTTTTGATAGGCTATCCAATTATAGGATACAATAACAGGTTTTTTCATATTAGGCGACATCTGACAAACAACAGCACTATTGTAATAGGTATTAAACAGAATGTCATTGATATATACTAATAATTGAAGAGCTGTCATAGAGTGTTCTACTGTTTTTAATTGAAGATCTTGAAGGATAATATTTGATTCTTCCATAGAAAGGGTGCAAATCGCCCCTTTTGATACACAATTTTTAATGATATGTTGATATTTTATTTTATCGAAGGAAATTATTCCAAGTATAATAGAATGCTGTGCCAATAATACAAAAAAATTCATAACATCTGCAAGATATTCTTCAGGAAACCAATCTAAAAATCGCATTTCAATACCATGATTTTTAAATTTATTAAAATTAATATCAGCGCCAATTTCACGATTTATTTGATAGGGCATATCATGTAATTGGTTATACCAATATGCAGGATCATTTGATTTAGGTAATAAAAGTATTTTACCATTTACTGGATGATCGGCATCAAATGTATGTAATGAAATATAGCGACTTAATGTGACACGTAAACTGCCCATCGAATAATTGGCAGAATTTGCGTTATCCGCTAATGATAATACATCAGGGGTTCCATAACAGGCGACAATAAGCGGCTCAACCATTTGAATACATTTTACAAATTGAAGATGCTGATCAATAAATTTATTTTTATCCTCAATGATTCCATTTTTTAATAAAGTAGGTAATGTCATATTAATATGATACGTTCCATTATTACATACCGCCAAATTCTTCTTATTTGTAGTAAGAAAGGTAGCAAGACCATAATTATGATCAGGAAAGCAAACAGATTTCCACCCCCATTTTTTAAAAAAGGGAGAACATTCATCAAGAAATTGTTGTTTTGTAGAAATTAATTCCTGTACACAAGAAGCTACTGTTGCTTTATAAAAATCCTGTGTAATAAATTCAATAGAATCTCCATCGAATACGAATGATGTATCATATGCCATTTTATAGAAATCATTTTCTCGTAGAAGAATATCATGTATTGATTCTATAAATAAGGGATTAGGGGTGGATGAAGCGTCATATAATGTTCGATGCTCTAAATGAATATCTGTTTTTTGAAAAGTATGTGAATTAATATAGACAGGATATGTTAATTTTTGTAATGTATAAAGGCGTTTCATTGCCTGGATAAATTCATCTGATTTAAAATTATTAAAATAATTTACACTGTAGCGCTCATTTTTTAACCGAAGCTTTTTAAAATCAGAATGAGATAGTGTATCCATCATAAGATAGGATTCATTTTCAACACCGAGACCCCAAAAAAAAGTATATGAGTCATCATATGAATTCATGTATCGACAGTGTTTATCATCAATAATATCCTGAAAATTATATGCTATGTTGGTTCTATCTAATGTAGATTCTCTTCCTATTTCATTTTCTATCTCAATATTATCAGGTTGTTCCGCTATAACAGGTGATTGTAATACAATACCAGGCGGTATATGTTCAATGACATCAACTGATATCATATTTGATATACATGCGCCCATAATAAAATACTACTATAATTAAATATTATTATTGTATTACATCTATATAATAAAATAAAATAAAAATAATATAATGACACGTAATATGTATTAAACTCCGTAGGTGGTCTAAGAGAGAGTCCATTCAATCGGTTCTTTTCCCATTTCTTCTAATAAACGAGAAACCGTGGAAAAGGGACGCGTCCCAAAGAATTTTTTAACACTTAGTGGTGAAGGATGCGCTGCCTCAATAATACGATGCTGATTCGCATCCAGATACATAGATAGTAATTTCTTTTTTGCCTGTGCTGCTTTTCCCCAAAGAACAAATACCACATTTTTCAGACGCGCCGCAATGGTGCGAATCAACTGATCTGTTATTTCCTCCCATCCGATTTTTGCATGAGATTGTGCCGCATGTGCCTCCACAGTAAGAACGGTATTGAGAAGAAGTACGCCACGAGAAGCCCATGAAAGAAGAGAGCCGTGTGCCACAGGAGCAATTCCCATATCAGTTGCCAATTCTTTATAGATATTATTGAGGGAACGAGGCAATGGACGAACATCGGGTTGAACAGAGAAGGCAAGACCGTGCGCATGGCCTGGTGTTGGATAGGGATCTTGACCAAGAATAACAACTTTTACGGATTCTAACGGCGTTAAGGATAATGCTGTCCATATCTCCTCTCTCTTTGGCAAGAATTCTTTGTTCTCTAAGGTTTGAGAAAGTGTGTGTAGCTCAGAAGTATAAGAAGATAGACATACTTTCCATCCATCGGGAATAGAATCATATAGCCAATTGGATACTTGTTCAACAGGCACTTGATTAACATGCACTTGTTCAACAGGTACTTCATTAACAGGCACTTGATTAACAGGCACTTCTTCAACCTGTCCAGGTTCTTTCTCATCTGATTCCAGTTTTACAATATTTATTTTTTGTACATCAGGTACAATATAAATTTCTTTCTCGTCATGTACAGCTTTCTCTTCATAGAAGGAATCACGCAGCAGAGGCGCCCACGGAAGTGTTTGATAGAAGGCTTTTACTTTAGGATGTGCTTTGAATGCAACAGGGTCAAAATCATAGACATAGAGCCCTTCTAATGAACGCGCCCTTGCCAATGCAACATATGCTTGACCAAATTCAAAGTTGCCTGATCCAATATCAATGAGTGCAGTATCTAATGACGAACCTTGTGCTTTATGAGTGGTATAGGCCCATGCAAGACGAAGAGGAATCTGTGTACGTCCCACAAATTCATAGTCTTCAATGGGCCAGGAATGAGTTCCAATGGTTCGCCGAGTACCATTGACAAATTCAATAATGGGAAGTTCTGTTGCGCTACAGAATCCTACTACCACTCCACGAGAACCATTGACAAGTCCTGCGGCTGGATCTAAGTTAGCAATTAACATGACTTGTGCATTCAACATAAGTTCTAAGCGAGTTGCATAGGCCGCATTTGAATCAAAGTGTTGAAGAGCGAGAATAAAACCCTCGTCTTTTTCGGAAAATCGATCTGGCATTTTACCATCATAAACAAGACGCGCTTCATAAGAATATCGTTTTCCAATAAGTGCTTTTAGATTCGATTCATTAATCATATCTACTTCAGAGCGTCTTGGAAACAAGAGTGTAGGAAGAATTTTATTTTGTTTCCAATCTAATCCCTCACGGCTACGTAGAATGGTGCATGATTCCTTACTGAGCGCACCCATACGCGCCTCCATCAAAATAGTTTGAAAGGTAAGATCTTTTTGTCGTTGAATTTTGGTTAACTCCATAGAATAGGGAAATCCCTCTTTCCAGGCTTCGCCTTCAAACGCAAAGACGGTTTCTTCGCCGTTTTTATATACAGGAGGAAGTTGATAGAAATCACCGACAAGAAGTACTTGAATACCGCCAAAGGGTTTCTGATTGGAACGTAGTTTCTTCCCAATCCCATTGAGTTTGTCTAAGAGTTCAGCTGTCATCATAGATACTTCATCGATAATTAATAGATCGGTGCAGAGCCATTGCTGTAATGCTTTTCTATTTCTACGAATTTTAATACAGAGTTCTTGAATCGTTCCCTTGCCGAGACCAATACCCGCCCAGGAATGAAGTGTTTTAGCTTTATGACCGAGGAGAAGTGCCGCGCATCCCGTTAATGCACACATTTGTATACGAGGTATGCGAATGGGTGTGTCTTGAATATTTTTAAGGAAGGAACGTTTGAGTGCTGGAAATTCAGTATAAATGATAGAAAGAAGATAGCTTTTACCAACGCCGCCGCCGCCAGTTAGAAACACATTGTCTCCGCGAATCAGATAGTGGAGAACCGATTTCTGCTCTTCTGTAAGGGTATCTAATCGTGATACAGGAACAGCCATATTTGCATCCAAATAGGCCTGTGCGTCTTCTTTCGTGGAAAATCGTTGATAGAGTGCCCCAGGAAATCCTAGGACTTGTTCGTTTGTACTGTTCCATGAGTCATAGATGCCTGGAATAATACCTTTCGCAACTGCGTAAAAGACGGGTGAGCTCATGATAGATATCGTAATCAAAAATTTTTATCAATCACTCTTTTCAAATTTTCTATAAAAGATGAAATAGGACAAGTCAAAAAAGTATCGTAATTTTGATAACAGACTTCTTTCCATATATGGTAAATAGAAGAACCATAAATACGACGGGTATGTAATTCATTACATAGTGTATAATAGGCAGACTGATGATGAAATCGTTTATACATTTCTGTCATAATCGCAATGGCGCCAGGATGCTGTTGACATAATGTGAGTAATTGAACCTTATGAAGATGAGCGGAAGACATATTTATAGAGTAGAGGTCGAATATTTAAATTCCGTCTTATCAAGGATGGACAATAACATAGGGCCAAATGAATGATTCCCTGTTGCTTCTATTTGTTGTAATGCATCTTGATACAGATCACGAAGGATAGTATCTAGATCTTGTCCATTCTGTCCATCGACAACATAGATGGTATCTGCAATATTTTCTTTAAGGCGATCTATTTCTTCAAGAATATTGTCATGTATATGTTTAATTGATATATATTGTGCAAGAGCTTCTTGTAAATCTTGTTGAAGTTCATTAGATATTGTATCAGAGGTATTAGACATCGTATCTGAGATATCAGACATCGTATCTGACATCACACGCTACTATTTATTAGTGTAGTAAGTTTA